ATGACAGCTATGGACAACAGCTTGATGTGATTATCACAACTATTAGTCATTTCCCCATCTTACGAACTATTTATTTTTGATGAATCATCAGATTTGGAGTTAATTCTATGTCTTCACTATTAGAAGAGGCGATTGTAGACGCTAAAGCCCTCAAGGAAGCCGCCCTTAAAAATGCGGAAAGCGCCGTGCTGGAGAAGTATTCAGCTGAAGTGAAGGGGGCCCTCTCAACCCTTCTTGAGCAGGATGAATTTGGACTCGGCGAGACCGAGGAGACAACCGCTGACCCGGCTTTTATTAAGGATGTGCCCTATGGATTCCAGAACGAAAAGATCGAGGCCCCCGCAGAACAAGAGTTAATTGAGATTGATTTTAACGAACTAAAGACTCGTATTGCTGTGGAAGAGGCTGAGGGAGATATGGCAAGCGCTGATGATTTGATGGGCGCCGAAGACGTCGCCACAGATTTGGCCCTCGAAGAAGGGAATGCTCTTGAAGACGAAGAGACCGACGAAGAAGAGCAGGAAGGCGAAGAAGGAGCGGCCCAGCTTGGTGCCACCGAAGTCGTCGAAGAAGATGTCGAGATCGATCTTAGTGAAGAGATGATCTCCGACCTTATTGAAGAACTGGTTGTAGATATGAACCCGGTGCCCCAAGGATGGGCTTCCGGTAATTCTGCCGACAACATGATAGTACAAGCCAACAACGATGCAATGGCAGCTGCTCAAGCCGCCCATCTTGAAGAAGATGAAGAACTGGAAGAGGACGTAGATACGGCCCCCGATGTTGTGTCCGTTGATGGACTTAACGAGGCAAAAATTGCCACACTTACAGAATCAACAAGGGAGCTCCGAGCTCTCTTAATTGAATCCAAGGCCCAGCTTACAAAGTTGAACTTGGAAAACGCCAAACTTGTTTATCAAAACAAGGCACTCAACAGCGCCTCCTTGAATGAGCGACAAAAAGATAAAATTGTCGAAGCTGTTCAATCTGCCAATTCTGTTGAAGAAGCGGCCATGATCTTTGAAACAATTCAAAACGCAGTGGGGGCTACTCCTGATCAGAGAACACGCCCACAAACACTTCGTGAAGCAGTTCAGAGACCCGTGTCACTTTTACTCAACTCCAAGAAAAACAACGAGGCAACACACGATCCTAAGATGGATCGTATGCTGCGTTTAGCAGGTTTGAATAAATGACATTCAACAATTACTATAGGAGGTTATAAAATGTCTATTGTACAAAAATTAACCGAAGGTATTGTCAATCGCGACCTCGCGAAGGAAGGTAGTGCTCTCATTTCTAAGTGGGAAAACACCGGTCTTCTTGAGGGGCTATCTGACGATCACGTTCGGAACGGTATGGCCCGATTGCTTGAGAACCAGGCAAAAGAGCTACTCCGTGAGGCTTCGTCCATGGCGGGCGGAGACGTTGAGGGCTTTGCGGCTGTCGCATTCCCCCTCGTTCGCCGAGTTTTCGGCAACCTGATCGCCAACGACCTCGTTAGCGTTCAGCCGATGAGTCTCCCAAGTGGTCTCATCTTCTTCCTGGACTTCACAACGTCCCAGAATATTGGAACTACCGCCACTGGCGGACTCCCCCGCGTGGGTTACCCCGTACCCGCTTCGTCACTCTATGGTGGTGGAACGATCGCTTCTCAGTTGACCGGTGGTGTGGACCTAACTTCGGGATCGCTCCCGGAGCAGGGACCGTATGCCCTGAACAACGGCTACTCGTCCCCGACTGGTTCGCTCACCCTCGCCCCTATCATTAACAATGGTCTTCAGATCATTGCCTCTGGTACGGTTGGTGGTGCTTGGACTTCCGGTGTTGACGGTGGCGGCGATGCAGGCAATCGGCACCTCGACGGTGACCGACTCGTTGAGTTCGACCCCGATCTCTCGGGTGCCTTTGTCGCTGTTGCTTCTGTGCCGCTCGCTCAGTTCAACAGTGCCGTGGCTGGTGTTCAGTTCAATCTTGACGATCTCGTCACGATTACGCTCAATGGTGGCGCACCCGGGACTGCTCTCAGTCTGGGCGGACTACAGGTCCGACGCCTCACGCGTCCGGACTATGCTGTCGATGGCAACATTCTTCTTGTTGTCCAGCAGCAGACTTCTACGAACGCTGCTTCATCGTCTCTTGTTTCGGCAACCATGGGAACCTTTACGATCACCGATCGCTTTAGCACCGGTGGTGCAATTGGTTCGGTCATTGGTGGAGAAGAGTGGGCACTGGAAGGTAACGCCGATATCCCCGAGATCGACATCAAGGTCGATTCCGTGGCTGTCACGGCTATCACCAAGAAGCTCAAGGCCAAGTGGACCCCGGAGTTAGGACAGGATCTTAACGCCTACCACAACCTTGATGCAGAGGTGGAGCTTACTCAGATTCTGTCTGAGCAGGTTGCTCTTGAAATCGACCGCGAGATCGTCGAAGACCTCGTGCGTGGTGCTCAGGCTTCTACTCTCTACTGGTCGCGTAACCCCGGCAAGTTCCTCAACCGTACAACGGGCGAGGATGTTTCGGCGGGCACTAGCCCCCCGGACTTCACGGGTAACGTGAGTGAGTGGTATGAGACTCTCATTGAGACCATCAATGATGTTTCGGCACAGATCCACCGGAAGACTCTCCGTGGTGCTGCTAACTTCTGTGTCTGCGGACCTGAAGTTGCCAACATCCTTGAGTTCACCGCTGGCTTCCGTGCCAATGTGACTGCTGATAGCGACCGCGGCGACGCGGGTGCTGTTAAGGTTGGTTCGCTTTCGAAGAAGTTCGACATCATCGTCGATCCTTACTTCCCGCGTAACTTGATCCTTGTGGGTCGACGCGGAAGTAGCTTCCTTGAGAGTGGTTACGTGTATGCGCCCTATGTGCCGCTGCAGACCACCCCCACGATCTTCGGCGTCGAAGACTTCGTGCCTCGCAAGGGCGTGATGACTCGATATGCCAAGAAGATGGTGCGTCCGGATATGTATGGACTGGTTGTCGTTCGCGACCTGGTTTAGATATAACCTGACTTAAGGTCAAAATAGTTAAAGCCCCGTCTCTTTGAGGCGGGGCTTTCTATTTAGTACTAGACTACAAGAGGGACCATTATGGCAGTACCAGTTTTAAACCCCGCCTCGACTACCAACTCAAATGTGTTGCCGGTGACAGGATCCCCGGCCAATGTGGCTAATACGCTGCCTTTTGGTATATACGCTGCCTCCAATCCCTTTGTTTCCGGGGCCGCCGATCAGGTCTCTTACACTTACAAAAAGCTCGGCGGCGATGTTTTAGATATCGAGCTAGCTGAAGGAAGTGTTTACGCTGCGTACGAAGAGGCGGTGCTGGAATATTCCTATCTCATTAACATTCATCAAAGCAAGAATTCACTGTCTGATTTGCTCGGAGCGCAGACAGCGTCCTTCGATCAGGACGGGCAGATTGCGAGTGGTGATGCCCTAGAGGGCGTCGACGTTAGTTTGCGCTATCCGCGATTTGATTATGGCTTTGTCCATCGAGTCTCAGAACGAACGAGTACCGAAACCGGCTTGGGGGGAACACTTCCAATTTATTCCGGCTCCATCACTAGAGTCGAATCTCAACAAGATTACGATCTTCAAGCTCTTCTCTCTGCTTCCTCCGCCACTGATACTTCGGTTCCATATTTTGAACAAATTGAAGATAAGCGCATTACGATTCGTAAAGTGTACTTTAAGACTCCTCGCGCCATGTGGCGTTTTTATGGATATTATGGCGGCTTTTCGGTAGTGGGCAACATGCGTACGTATGGACAGTTCGCAGACGACTCTACGTTTGAGATCGTTCCTACGTGGCAAAACAAACTTCAGGCCATGGCATATGAGGACGCCTTATGGACGCGTACGTCTCATTTTTCCTATGAGATAAAAAACAATAGACTTAGGATTTTCCCACAACCGGATTCGCTGGAAGTTGGGAAGATTTGGGTTGAATTTACGATTGACCACCAGTTCTCTCCATGGGAAGAGGGCGCAGATCAGCCGCAATCAGGGATTGACGGCATCAATAACATGAACACTCTGCCGTTTCAAAATATCCCTTATGAAAACATTAACGCTATCGGTAAACAGTGGATTAGGAGATTTGCTCTAGCTCTTACTAAGGAAATCTTAGGTCAGGTCCGTGGTAAGTTCGCGACGGTACCAATACCCGGAGAGAGTGTCACCTTGAATGCCTCGGAGTTGCTATCTCAGGCCAAAGCTGAACAAGATGCTTTGCGCGAGGAACTTAAGGATACTCTCGACCAACTTACCTACACCGAGATGGCTACCAAGGATGCTACCCTGCAGGATTCTACCAAGAAGGTCATGGAAAATATC